ATCGTTTTCACTTCCGATGGAGGTGTTGACGGTGCTAACATTCAGTTACTTGTCACCTATCGAGTATCAGAGGACGATCCAACGGAGCGAAGATGATATTCGACATTGTGGCACACGAAGAAAATGCACTCTTAGCATCCGAGCGAGTTTTGAACTACGCAGACGGATTGGAGAAAGCATTCGAGAAGCGATACACAGAAGCGACGACCGAAATCAGGACTAGGACACAGCGCGAAATAGCAACGGCTATGGTCGTCGAAAAGGTTGAAGAATTACGCAAGTTTTGTGTTGACGAAACATTGATCGACAACCTACTTGAAAAAGAATCATTGCTCAAGATCGACGACACGTTCACAATGCCTTTGCGAGCTTTCAAGGCTCGGCAAACAGTCGAGGGAGTTGAGATCGAAATGGTTCGCGGTGTTCCTGCTATGGTCTTTGAAGGTGCATTCGGGCCTAAGATTCCAAAGCTAGGACGCAACATTTACAAGCGAGTCGGAAAGAAGCGATTCCCGATTCAAAAGCTACGCGATTTGCAAGTCAGCAAGATCGAAGGCGTGAAAGATGCTTTTGATCGAGGTGCAGCACAAGCCCAAGCGATTCTCAATCGCAAGCTCAAAGAAGCCAAACAAGATGCCAACCAAATACTAGGAAGGGACAAATATGCTACTGCGTAAAAAATCAGTTCTCGGCGGGAAGATCGAATCGACGGTTGGTACTGCGGAAACCATCGCGGCGGCTGATTGCACGATCAACGCCTATGACCTTGTAATCAATCCAGAGTTCGAGATGCAAGAGCGTCAAGGTCAAGGTGGATTCGGTCGGCTTGCATCGATCCCAGGGGCTAGGCGTGGCCGAGCTACGTTCTCGGTCGATCTTGCCTACGATGGAACAAATGTTCCGGCATGGGCATCGACCTATCTGCCTGCTTGCGGTTTGGTTCTCTCGACAGCAACATACAAGCCCAGAACGGAAGTTCCAGGAACCAACGTCAAAACGGTGACTATCGCGGGATTCTTCGATGGCGTTCGTCGCAGGATCTACGGCGCAGTCGGAAATGCTCGGTTCATTTTGCCGACTGGCCGGATGGGTCGAATCGAGTTCGACTTCCAAGGCGTTTACGATGACGAAGCAGACGCAGCTATTCCGTCGTCAATCAACTACGTCAACACGCTACCATTGCGGGTTGCTGGAGGTGCTACATCTTGGGACTCATACAATCTTTGCTTGGAGTCGGCAACGATCGATCTAGGCAACGTGATTACGGCTCGGGAATGCTCGACTTCGGCGGCAGGCATCGACAACTTCGTTATCACGGATCGCAACCCAAGAATCACTGGCAACCCTGAATCCAAACTGATTGCGACTCAGGGCCGATATGCTCAACTTCGCGATTCGACGGAAGCGACTCTTTCGTTTACAATCGATGGGCCTAGCACTTCTACGCTGGTTTTCAGCATTCCGAAAGCTCAGTTGCAAACCAAGCCAATGGGTGATCGAAACGGAATCATGATCGATCAGCTAGAATGGCAAGCGAATAAAAACGTAGACGCTTCCGACGAAGAACTTTCAATAGTTTTCAACCATGCATCATAACACTTTCGAGGGCTCGATTGACGGGCTCGACATTCAGTTCCAGTTCAATCGCTTGAAGTTCAGACAGACCGAGCAAGTGCTTAGTTTGATCGAGGACTTTAAGGAGCTGGGCGACACCAAAAAGCAGATCGCGGCTTTGCGTCAAGCGGTCTCGATTTGCGTTGCTGGTTGGAGTCTCGAAAAGTCGATTTCCGATTGGGACGAAGAGATCGAAGTTGCGGATGCGGTCAAGCTCGTTGCGAGATGCTTACAGGGCAATTCAGCGAGCGAGGGCGACAGAAAAAAATAAGGATCGCCGCATTGATACGATGCGGCGAGTTGTGCAAGTCATGCACTCGAAATCATTGCAACAACCTACCAAGCAAAGACCTACCGTTGATGCTAGGTTGCCCAAGTTGCGATGAGGCTGGGTGCGAAGCTTGCGAGAATCGAGGATACATTGAGATTACTGATTGCCCGAAGGATTTCGTTGGGCATCGGGTAAGCTCGGCAGCTAACCTTGCGGCTTGGGTCTCGAAAGGGATATTGCCTGAGGATGGCGGATTGCACGACCAAGATGCTTGGTTTGTTTCGGTGCAGAATGCACTTGAATCAGACGTAAACCGAATCGAGGACGAAAGGCGAAAACGTGGCTGACGTAGAAGTAACACTCGGAGCACGAAACGAAGCCTCAGCGGTATTGCGTCAATTCTCATCGGAAGTGACCAAGACGGCTCAACAGGTGGAATTTTCTGTCCGTGGCTTGGCTCAGCTAGCAGGCGTGACAGCAGCGGTAATCGGCGTTGTCGAAGCAGGCAGGGCCATTGTTGGCTTTGCATCCAGTTCGGTCGCGGCGTTCGACGATTTGAATCGTTCAGCGATCAAGCTTTCCGAGACGGTTGCTTTGATTCCAAACGGAAGCAAGCAAGCAGCGGAAGAAATGCAAAAGGTTGCAAATAGCCTTGAGCGAATGACGAATGTTGATGCTGGCCGGATCATGGATCAAATGAGCCAGGCACTAAGGCGCGGTGCTGCTACCGATTCCATCGAGGATATGGCCGAAGCGGCTCTTGGGCTATCGCGAGTCTTTGATCGAGATTTGTCCTCTGCAATGCGGATGGTCGAAGATGCGGTAAACGGAAACTTCGATGCGTTCAAAGGCTTAATCCCAAACATCGACCAGCTAGCAACCAACGAGGAAAAGCTAGCAGCGGTCAGCGAGCTTGCTACCAAGGGGCTGCTAAACAAAGCGGAATCAGCTAAGTCGGCACTAGAGGCTAGCGATGCGTTGAACGTCGCAACAAAGAACCTTTACGAGTCTTTTGGTGCTCTGCTTGCTCCGATTCGCGACGTTGTTTATCGCGGCTTTGTGGTTGCGTTCGAGTTCATTCAAGCCTCGATGCTTCCGGCGATGGATGATTTCGTCAACTATGCGGAGCAAATGGCAAACGCCATGCAAGATGTCGGCAGAACGATTGCCGAAGCTTTCGTTACTGGATTCACAGCGGCGGAAATTGCCATCTTTCGGTTCAACGATGTGCTTGATGTGATTTCGGCATCGGTGTTGCTGTCAGCGACCAAGATTTACAACGATGTGGTTTTTGTCTTTGACGGCTTGCTCGCAAAAGCTGAGTGGTTCGTCGATGCCTACAGCAAGTTGCTTTCGGGTCGTTTTACGTTCGAGGATGTTTTGAAGGAAATGCCATCCTTCGGGGAGCGTGCTGTAACCGAGACCGAAAAAAGCTTGCAGGCTATCTTGGATGAGGCAGTCGGCGGATTGACCGAGGATTTTGATACAAAGATCCGCGAAAGACTCCAGGCGTTGCAAGATGCAATGAAGCTTGATGTAAAGATCGGCTTAAAGCCACGGGAAGGGGCGGCTAGTGCGTTGCAAGAGCAATTGCGATCATTAACCGCTTTTGAGTCTCGGGTGCTTGTGCGAGGTCAAACAGACAGCCCAATTGCAAAGCTAGTCGAGAACACTTCCAAGCAAGTTGCAGAGCAACAGCGAACGAATGCAATCCTCGACGCAGCAAATCGATCCCCAAGCGACGAGGTTAGAATCGAGTTTGTCAAATGAGCAACGTAATCTCGGTCTCTCAAATGTGGTCGAAGGTTGACGGAGATTTTAGCCTAACGGACAACTTCCGAACGGCTCAAGCTGCGTTCACTTCGGCGTATCAAGTGTTCACAACGCCACAAGCAACGATCGATGATGTCGTCCAGGCTTCAGGTATTCCCGAGGCTGGTTCTTCATACTCGGCGATGTACCCTTACGTTTTTGCGAATCAAGCAAGACCGCAAAGGATCAGTCCGATCTATTGGATTGTCACTGTCAGCTACAATGGAGAAATCAAGCTAGGGCCAGGCAATCAACCGCAAAGCCCATTGCTTACACCGGCCAAGATCGATTGGGATGATGTTGAGACCGAGGAAGAAATCGACGAAGATTACGATGGCAATCCAATCGTCACAAAGAACAATGAGCCAATCCACGGATTAAAGCGGCTCTTTGCGGATCAGACAGTAACCATCCGAAAAAACATGCTTGTTTTCAATCCGTTCGTTCAAGCGGCGTATCGCGAATCGGTCAACTCTGATGCGTTCTTGAGTTGGGCACCTGGGACTGGAAAGATGCAAAAACTTCAAGCGGTATCGGTCAAGGATCCAAACGTAGGCGGCGGCGGTTACTGGGAAGTTACGGCCGTAATTCAGTTTCGATGGCCATATCGAACAACACCGGATAAAGCTTGGTATAAACGAGTCCGACACGAAGGATACTACAAGCGAGTGGATATCGTTGGGCCACCGGCTCCCGGTCAATTGCCGTTCCAGATCATCCGAGCGATGCGAAACGGAGAGCCGGCAAACCGTCCTGTTTTGCTCGATGAGAACGGATACCAGATCGCCGACGTTGAGCCACCAAACACAGTTCAAGCCCATTGGCTAGAATTCAAGCTTTACAACCCCTTGCCCTACGGAGCACTAGGACTACTATGACAACGATTCCTGATATCACGATGGTTCTTCCTCCCGAGGTCATAACTAATTACACGATCGCGGGTAATGCGGACATCGCATTCACCAAGATCGCTCAAAGAGTCTTGGCTGAGTCCGTTATTCCGTTGACGCAGGCTAGGGTATGGGATGCGGTTCAAACCAACTTGCCAGCGACACCGGCCAGCGATGATCTTGGGATCATTACAGGCACTTGGGGAACCAACCCGGTCAGAATCACAGCGGGCGATGTTAAGGCTCTAGGATCGACGACCAGGCGGCTCTATCTGGCTATTCCGATTCCATCGAACTATGAGGACGGCCAGACTATCCAACTCAGGATCCGTGCCAAGATGGAGACAACCGTTGCCGACGTATCTTGCACAATCGACGCTGAGGCTTACATCGGATCCGATGGTTCACTCGGGTCGGATCTTGTGACGACTTCGGCAACCTCGATGAACAGCCTGTCGGCGGCGAATTATGATTTCACCATCAACGCAACCGGGGTTGATCCTGGCGATCTGCTCGAGGTTCGCCTGAGCATCGCTAGCAACGATGCAGCAACGGCCACGGCGGTCACTCCGGCGATCTACTCGGTTTCGTTGCTCTGCGATACAAGGGGCTAAGATGGCTCAACAGATCGGAGCGTATACCCCAAAGCAGGCTAAAAGGATCTGGGATGCTGTCCAAGCTTTCGAGCGATCAGGCACAGCGTCTCAAGGCCAGTTTTTGCCTTATACGCCGACTCCGATCTACTTCGTGAACAAGTCAACCGAGACGATCCCTCCCTATGGTTGCCTTCAAATAATCGGAGCGAGCGACCTTGATGGAACAACGTATATCGAGGTTGATCGACCATTCGATTACACCGATTCCGTAATGGGCCCGTTCCTTCTCAATGGGCCAGGTGAGTGCTTGCGGGATGAAATCGGTACGGCTCAATGGGGGCCAGTGTTTCGAGCAACTAAGGATTCAGCGACTTACACAACAGGCACTAGAATGGGGCCAGTTGCATCATCGTTCGATTTGTCGAAGGGATGCTTGTTCACTTACATCGGAGACGATGAGCAAGAGGTCGATCTAATCAAGGTCATCGCCTGCGAGACTCCATTGCTAGCGGTGGCAACGTCTGGCATCAGTGCCAACAGTAGCGGAACAGTAACCGCCAAGGCTCCTGGATCTGGTAATTGGACAGCGGGGAGCGTAACATATACCGCATGGAATCCGACGGGCGTTGCGATTGGTTCAGCGGCTCTTGTGCTGCTGTTTCCGGTCGATGCCAAGTGGCTTGCTGTGGAGCTCTGCTAATGGGTGGAATGGGTCGCTGTTGTTGCACTTGCGATTGCTTGCCACTGGAGGACTTGCCAACGGTAACCATTAGCGGCTACACCGGAGGCGGTTGGAGTGGCGAATGTTGCTATGAGCAAACATTCACGCCGAACAGTACGCCATCCTGGTCTAAGTCTTGTAGCGGGATGCTTTATGAAGGTCTCGTTACAGAGCAATGCGTAACAGATCACAGCCGATTTTTAACTCCAAACTATCGCGGGTTTGAATTCTTTCCTGGCGGGTGTGATGAGATCGCCCAGGATTATTGCTGTCCCGAGGGCGTTGAGTTAATTGCGACGACTACAACCGATTGGGAATTCAAGGACAACGCATTCCTTGCAGTTTGGGTAAGAGTAAGAGAGATCAAAGTTAGAATCAGTCAAGAGGAAGTTGATTGCAGCGGTGTCGAAGGTCAAACAGGAGGATGTAAGATCGTCATTCGATCGCGGATTATTTACGATTGGTCATCGCAGATTTACGGCAATGCGACTACCAAGATTACTCAATCCGTATTGATGCACAATGCAACGTGCTTTGAAGCTAATCCAGACTTTGTTTTCAGCGATCCGACTCCGACTCTGATAACTTGCAGCGATGTACCATCGAGCCCACCTAGCAGCGGTGATTGTGTCTTTGGAGGTGAATTCTACTTCGATCGAGTCAAGTACTATGAAACTATGCCAACGGGTAGCGTGTCGTTTGGCAATACCGATGTTCCAGGTTGCGACTCTACGTCGTGCGATTACGATCCATACAGCTATGTTTCATCCGTTTGCATCTACGGGCCGACTGGCCCAATAGCAAACAATCAATGCATCTTCCAAGAGCCTTGTTATTGCACAGGGACAATCACAACTGACAATTCAACAATCAGCTATCCTGCGGAAGAATGCGACAGGGGCGATGCGTTTATCTTAGAGGTCGATGGATGCGAAGATGATCCTTGCCCGGAATTGTGCACCTCATTAAACACGCAATGCGTTAACGATCCTGATCCATACGAATGCCCAGGAACTGCATTGAATTTATCAAGGCTTGGATTCGACATAGATCCGGTTAATCTTGCGTTGTGCTTCCGTACCGGCATCGGTGAGGCTGATGGTCTTTGCTGTAGAGTATACGGTGACAAAATCATCGGTTGCGGTGCAAGCAAGACTACTGCGGGATTCTTTCCAGCGACTCCATATCAACCTACTTTTGAGTGTACCGAGATCGCTTGCGATGAGGTTTGCTGTCGATTCTTCAACGATTGCCCTTGCTGTTATCCCGATGGTGTTTGTTTAGAGCTTTACGATCCTGCGAACTACTTTTCGGCAATCGATACGCACACCCGATCCCAGTCTTGCACAGGTCTCCAATCCGCTTCCGTTTGCACAAGTGCCCCAACATGGACGATCACACTGTCTTAAAAATTAACCTTGATGGCTCTCGTTACGTCGAGCAACCGCCACCAGTGCCAACATCGAGTAAGATCGAGCTAGTAGGTCAGCAACCGCAACCAAGGCAACCAGTGAGCCAAGAGCAAGTAATTGCAGCAAGAGCAGAGCGAACAGCTAAGCAAGGTCGGTTCGCATGGTCTTTACTTCACAACTACAAAGGGTGCGATCCTCAGTGGTTGGAACTGTGGGTCTATTTCATTCCGTCGAGATGCGATTGTAGGGACGGATTCCAGCACATCCTAAAAGACTTGCCACCAGATCACTCAAGCCCTCAAGCTTTTTTCGCTTGGGGCGTTAGACTTCATAATGCCGTCAACGCAAAGCTTGGCAAGCCACAAATCACGCTAGACGAAGCTTACTCAATTTGGAGGAAGAACGATGGGTTGGAGCACAAAGAAACTACAGCGGAACGTAGTTGAAATCACAATCGATCTGTCCCGCAACAAGGATTGGGAGCAATGGGTATTGCTTCGATCGGATGTCCATCATGACAATCCAAAGTGCGACCAAGAGCTAGAAAAGCATCATCTCCAAGAGGCCATCGACTATGATGCTCCGATCATCGATAACGGCGATCTATTCTGCGCGATGCAGGGCAAATGGGACAAGAGGGCCGACAAGAATGCTTTGCGGGAGGAACATCGAGGAGGCAACTACTTCGATTTGCTCGTTGAAACTGCGGCGGAATTCTACAAGCCCTTCGGGGCTCAATTCGCGGTGCTTGGCAAGGGCAACCACGAGACAGCGGTAACCAAGGCACATGAGACCGACTTGACCGACAGGCTGGCCTCTAGAATGCGTGCCCATGGGTCGAAAGTAGAATCGAGTGGCTACGGTGGGTTTGTTCTGTTCCGCTTTCAGGATGCCAACCAGAAGCATCTAGGCAAGAGCCCGAAGGATTCTAAGGTGCTCTATCACTTCCACGGGACAGGCGGAGGCGGGCCAGTTACTCGCGGCGTGATTCAAACAAACCGAATGGCGGTATGGAGTCCCGATGCGGATATCGTTCTGTCTGGTCATACTCACGATGAATGGGCCGTGACGATTCCGAGAATGCGAATTTCATCGCATGGCGTAGTGTTCCACGACGAGCAACTTCACATCCGTCCGCCTGGGTACAAGGATGCTTGGGCTGACTCCGATCACGGTTTTGAAACAGAGAAAATGCTAGGGCCTAAGTCGCTCGGAGCTGCTTGGCTGCAATTCACTTGGTGCTCTCGTCGCGGGCGGGTAATGGTTGACACAAAGCGAGCGAAATAATGGATCACTTCCGAGCCCTTCGCGATGCACTCAAGCAAGCCAACCCAACGATCAGCGTCTCGGTTCGTCGTTGCAAGATGACCGAAAAGCTGCTGGGCGATTGCCTTAGGATGGATGGCTATTTTCGCGTCCGCATCAATGCCGATCGTCCAGAGCAAGTCCAACTAGATACCCTTGTGCACGAATTCGCCCATGCAATCGCCTATCTTGAATGGGAAAACACAGGAGAACATGGGCCGATTTGGGCTCAAGCCCACCTGGATTGCTACCGAATCTACGAAAAAACGGTTACCGGCTAAAAAATCTCTAAATCTTTTTTCCCTGCGTTTTCGTTGGTGAAACGCATCTTTCGGAAAAAACTTCGATATCTTTATTGATAAACCTGTTGATCTTTGTTTGGCGTGGCGATAATATACACACGTCAGGCAAACGCAACACAAACACGGAGATGAAAAGATGACCAAGACAAGACAAGACAGCAAGGGAAGAACTTGGAGCTACAATGATGCAGACGGAAGCTGGACAAGTGGAGAAAACACAATCGGATGCGGACGACGCAACGGGTCGAAGTGGCAAGTGTGGGACGGGCCAGCTAAAGGATTCTACGAGTACTCAACACTCAAAGCAGCGATGGAAGCCTGCTAGGTGCGAGGGGTGCGGCGAGCCTCTCCAGGAGTGGGAGGTTCGCATGTGTGAAGGATGTGGACTAATCAACTGACGAGCCGGGAGTAATGGGCTTCCCGGTTTTTCGCAAAAAAACTTCTATATCTTTTCCCGAAAACCTGTTGACCTTTATTTCCCTGCCCGATAATATACACACGTCGCAAGCAATTGAGACCTGCGACACAAACCCAAACGGAGATTAAGACGATGAGCCTGCAAGAAATCAAAGACAAAATCGACGGCTACCACTGCCTGCAAGCTGACGGCCATCTGTCGGAAGGCGATTGCGGAGACGCGATTTGTGATTTGATCGGGCGAAAAGACGGCCCAAACGCTTTGTTTTACGACGATGCTTTTGATTATGTTTTTGAGTCGTACTGCAAATTTTTCAACCTCGATGGAACAAAAGTTGGGGTTGGTTCGTAGCGAATAAAATCAATCAACCAACTGACGAGCCGGGAACGGCGAAACCCCTTCGGGGTCTTGGTTTCAACACTTTTTTCAATGGGGATAGAACGATGGTTGTATACGAGTGCCCATACGACAGGTTTTTAGTCATCGAGCGCCGAGGCTCAATCGCCACTCGCGATCTTCGATACGTGGTTCTGCACACTGCGGGGCTCGGAATCGCTTTAGGAGTCTACCCGACATTTGCAAGGGCTAAGGCGTGGTTTGATTGGCAACCTTAGGTCTTGGCTTAACACTTTTTCAATGGAGATAGAACGATGGCTACAGCAAACAATGGTGTCGATCAAGAATTCAGCATCCGATGCAAGGCTTTTAGCGGCGAAGGTGTGAGGCTTAACAGGGTGCTTGTCGAGGGCGGTGCTAATGGCAGCATCTTTGTGTGGGATTCTGTCGCGGGTCACTACACGACATGCCACAGCCTCTCAGAGCGAGCTCAAAAGCGAATCCGCAAAGAAAGCTTGCACCGCTGGAAAGTACAGTATTTTCACGGGCTCAAGTTGGCTTAACACTTTTTTGGAGATAGAACGATGGCGAAGTTACTGAAGCAACTGCAAGCAATCGAGGAGCTTGATTGCGTTCTGCAAAACTGGTGCAACGATGATGGCAAGCAACCAGAAGATTACACCGCCACAGAGCTGCTTGAGCTTGCGACTCAAAGGCGGTCGGAATTTTTCGAGGATGGGCATATGTTTTATGAAGCCCTAGCAGGCGATCTAGGGCCAGAGGAAAAGAAGTACGCCAAGTCGCAATTGGCGAAGATCGATCGATTCATTCAATCGGCCAAGAAGGTGCAACATGCCTAAGCGAACAAAAGAGCAACTGACGACGGAAATCAAGATGCTCGCAGAGCATATCGAGCATAGTATTGAGTTCGCGTTTGAAAGCGGTATCAATCTTCAGTGGATCGGAATTGCCAAGCGGCGAGCCCAAGAGCTAGCGGTTGAGTGCCAACGGCTTGAGGATCTGTTGAACGAGGGAATCGAGGAAGCGGTACAGCAACTTAGAAAGGGCTTGGAAGATGAGTAGCGAAGGTTTTAGGAACGTGCCCGGTGTGCCCGAT